ACTACCGGGGTGTACGTAAGGACACTATGGAGTGGTACGGTGTTAAGACATTCGGTAACAACCAAGTCTACACCTACCCTAGTGGCTCCCGTAAGATACGCAACATCAAGGACAAGGCCTTCAAGACAGACAAAGGGTTCAAGACAGATGAACTATTCGGTATGGATAAGTTTAACTCAGGTTCATCTAGGTCTGTTGTAGTATGTGAGGGTGAGTTAGACACACTGTCTGCTTTCCAGATGCTCGACAAGAAGTACCCTTGTGTGTCTGTGCCCAGCGCAACGCCTAACCAGAAGCTCTGGCAAGGTAAAGCAAAGGAGTGGTTAGATAGCTTCGATAAGATCATCTTGTCTGTGGACAATGACCAAGCAGGTAAGTCTCTTGCTACTAAGATCGGTGCTTTGTTTCCTAGTAAGACATACCAGATCATCCATGACAAGTTCAAGGATGCTAATGAGTTCTTACAGGGCAATGCTAAGGCAAGTTACCAAGCTGCGTTCTATAACTGCAAGCGGTACTCACCTGACAATATCCGCAACACAACGGAGCAGTTCCTTGAGTTGTTTGACAAGCAAGATGATGCAGTCTATGTGTCTACTGGTATCGAATCGTTTGATGATGTAGCCTTAGGTCTCATGCAAGGACACTTCACTGTGTTCCAAGCGCCTGAGGGTATTGGTAAGACAGAGTTCATGCGATACCTAGAGTACTACATACTAACTGAGCACAAGCATCTTAAGATTGCTATATGCCACCTAGAGGAGACAGAGAAACGTGGTGTCCTAGGCCTTGTGTCGTACCACCTCAACAAGAACCTCACTCGCCGTGACCTGATCGAAGAGCACGACATGGAGGAGGATGTGAAAAGGGCTATCACTGAGTTGACCGCAGAGGAGAGGTTGTATCAGTTCCAGATAGCAGTTGACGAAGACCCTATGGACATCCTAGAAAAGATCAGGTACTTTCGTGAGGCCTGTGGTGTGGACTATGTGTTCTTTGAACCCATCCAAGACCTAGCCTACTCACGCAAGGGTGACGAGTCAGTAGAGAAATGGTTGTCTGCTTTGTCAGTACAGCTGTCTCGCCTAGCCTCTGAGCTTAACGTAGGTATCGTAACCATTGCTCACGAGAATGATGATGGTCAGGTGCGTGACTGTAGGACAATATCTAAACGTGCCTCTGTTGTAGTTAAACTACAGAGAGACAAGATGTCAGAGGATCGTGATGAAAGAAACACAACACAACTATTGCTTATCAAGAACAGACCAGCAGGTAAGACAGGATTCGCAGGTAAGCTCAAGTTTGAAGAGGCAACCTTCAAGCTCACAGAAGATAGGGGGAGGTGGACTTAACCCCTTCGATGATACAACACATTGGATAGGGAAGATGGAATGATAGTATTCGCAGACATAGAAACAGAAAGCCTAGATGCTAAGAAGATCTGGTGCATCTGCACTAAGGAGAAAGATACAGGTATCGCTAATGAGTTCCTTAATGTACACGTAGACATGGCTGAACGTAAAAGGTTTGTCGAGTACGCTAAGAAAGTTACCCGGTGGGTAGGACATAACTTCATTAACTTCGATGGGCCTGTTATCAATAGGATCGTAGGACCAGTCATTGACATGACTAAGATCGTTGACACTCTTGTAGTATCCATGACTGTTGACTTCGGTATCGGATCACACAGCCTAGCCACATGGGGAGAGAAGCTAGGCTACCCTAAGGATAACTTCAAGGACTTCGAGGGTGGCCTCACAGAGGAGATGTTATCTTACTGCCATCGTGATGTAGAGGTGACTGAACAGTTGTTCAAACACTTCTCTTCTCAGATCAAAGATAAGCAGTGGTCTCAAGCTATGCGTCTAGAGCATGACGTAGCAATAATCTGTCAAGAGATGCACGAGGGTGGCTTTGAGTTCGACATCAACAGTGCAGAGGCAATGCACCTAGAGATAACTAAGAGGCTACAAGAGTTAGAGGAACGTATACATCAGGCCTTCCCACCAAAGCTAGAGGTAGTAAAGGAGATCAAGTATCGAACCAAGGCTGACGGTGAGTTGTTCAAGAATGTAACAGAGGCTATCAACACTTACCCTAAGACTGAGATCGTAGGTGACATGCTGTTGTGTTACGACTACATCACATTCAACCCCGGCTCAACTAAGCAACGTGTCGAGAGACTATGGGATGCTGGTTGGAACCCTATCGACAAGACGGTAGGTCACCGCATGGCTATCCGTGACGGTAAGTTAGACAAGTTAGACTACTACGAGAAGTATGGCTGGACAGTATCAGAGGAGAACCTAAAGACACTGCCTCAGAGTGCGCCTGAGGGTGCTCATGCTCTCGCTGAGTGGCTCACCCTAGAAGGACGTAGAAGCACCCTCTCAGAGTGGCTACAGGCCTTCTCACATAGCAGTGACACCCGTATCCACGGTCAGTTCATGCACATAGGATCTTGGACAGGACGTATGGCACACCGACACCCTAACATGGGCAACATCCCTAGTGTGTTTCATGGTCAACCTAAGACAGCAGTAGAGAAGGTTAAGTCAGACTATGATGGTAGGTTCAGAGACCTATGGACTACACCAGAGGGCTGCTACCTTGTAGGTACGGATGCCTCAGGTATTCAGCTACGTATCCTTGCTGACATCATGGAGAGTAAGCAGTACATCAAGGCTATCATCGAAGGTAGGAGTGAGGATCAGACAGACATTCATAACCTTAACCGTAAGGCTCTAGGCCTATCTGGTATCACAAGGGACATGGCTAAGACTTTCATCTATGCTTTTTTACTAGGAGCAGGTACAGCTAAGATTGCACAGATCCTAAAGACTAACATGGGACAGGCAGGTAAGGCTGTAGCTAACTTCACTGAGAGTATCGAAGGCCTAGCTAAACTAAAGAAGAGAGTTATCCCTGAGATAGCAGGTCAGGGTTACTTCAAAGGTTACGATGGACGCAGGGTTGTAGTACCCAGCGAACACAAGACACTAGCGGGTATGTTGCAGAACGGTGAGACCCTCGTTATGAAGTACGCAACAAGACGCTGGATCGGAGAGGCAAGTAACCAAGGGTTGCAGTTTAAAGTATGCACTTGGGTACATGACGAATGGCAAACAGAAATCAAAGGGAGTTTAGAAGATGCAGAAAGGTTAGCTAAAATACAGAGAGATGCTATTGAGTGGGCAGGCTTACATCTAGGAATCATGTGCCCCCTCGCTGGTGAATCTTCCATAGGAAAATCTTGGAAAGATACACATTAACTGTTGACACCGACTACTGTACGTATTAATATATAAGTATGGCCCCTAACAATCAAAGGAAAACCAATGCCTAAAACAACATACAAAGAAGTAACAACAACTGGTCCTATCGAATGGGCTCGCCTCTCAGAGGGTAACCGAGACCTCGAAGGGTACGGTGGTGCATACCAGAAGACAGAGGGTGCTTACACTGTTAACCAAGTCCTCGACAAAGAGATGATGTCTATCCTTAAAGACGCAGGTTCACAGAAGCAACCTAACCAGAAGCGTATCATGGAAGGCGAGATGGTAGTCAAGTTCGTCCGTCCTCACAAGGTTCTCAAGAAAGACGGTAGTGTACTTGAGCAAGCAGGTGGTGAACCTAAGGTCACAGACAAGGACGGTAACCCTTGGACAGAAGACATGGGTACAATCGGTAACGGGACTTTAGCTGAGTGTACTAACCTCATTACTTCTTTCACAGGTGGTGACGGTAAGCAGTACTGTCGGACTAGCCTAGTCAGTGTTAAGGTACTCGATCTTGTAGAGTACGTTAAAGAGAACGAAGCGGTGGGCTTCTAATATGAAAACCATTGACACGCTTGTTGCTGACATGCAAGAGGTTATCAAGGGTGAAGGTGGTTGGTCTGGGGTAGTTGGTTCTACCCTAGGCTCCAACATATCACTAGCTGCTAACCAACGCTTCAGTAAACCCCAAGAGCCTAGGGCTTATCTCTCACTGTCCTCTATCGGGACACCATGCAAACGTAAACTGTGGTACAAGGTCAACAAGTCTGACTGCTCTATACCACTCAATGCTAGTACCTTGTTCAAGTTCTTCTACGGTGACATGATCGAAGAGTTAGCCTTAGCATTAGCTCTCGCTGCAGGTCATGATGTAAGGGGACAACAGGATCGTCTTGATGTCCACGGTATCAAAGGCCATCGTGACTGTGTGATTAACGGCATGACTGTTGACGTTAAGTCTTGTAGTTCCTTCGCCTTCAAGAAGTTCAAGGAAGGTACACTACGAGAGGATGACGCTTTCGGCTACATCAGCCAGCTAAGTTCCTATGTGTATGCAGGTAAAGATGATCCACTTGTGACAAATAAGACACAGGGTGCTTTCCTTGCTATCGACAAACAGAACGGACATATCTGCCTTGATGTGCATGACTTCACAGAGGACTTAAAGACCAAAGAGCATGAAATGCTAGAGGCTAAGGACTTAGTAGCAGGGGACATCCCGTCTGAACGCTACGAACCAGTACCTCAGTCCAAGTCAAGTCCGAACACTAAGCTGCCTATGATGTGCAGCTACTGTGAGTTCAAGAAAGAGTGCTGGCCTGAGGCTCGTAAGTTCATCTACAGTTTCGGACCTCAGTACTTGGTTGATGTAGTGTACGAGCCTAAGGTTCCAGAGGTTCCTTTGGATGCGGAGTAAGTTACGCAAGAGAGCACTGCTTGCTGGCTATAGGTCAGGCTTAGAAGAGGATACAGCAACCTTCCTTAAAGAGAAGGGTATCCCTTTCGAGTATGAGAAACTAAAGATCAAGTGGGTAGATCCTAAGATAAAGACCTACACACCCGACTTTGTTCTTAGTAATGGTATTGTAGTTGAGACAAAGGGACGGTTCATTTCTTCGGACAGAGCTAAACACCTTGCAGTTAAGTCTCAACACCCTGAGTACGATATAAGGTTTGTCTTTACGAACAGTAAAGCAAAGCTGTACAAGGGTAGCAAGACAACCTATGGCATGTGGTGTAAGAAGCATGGCTTCCAGTACGCAGATAAAGTTATACCTGAGACATGGCTACGAGAAAGGAAAAGGAAATGAAGATCACCTTGCATAAGGTTCTTGAAGGTCCATTCGAACATCCAGAGTACATCATGGACAGTAATAAAGAACACCCATACTGTGTAGTTTATTTATCTGAGGTTGATGGTGAACTAGAACATACTGAGATGCTATATGATAATTTCGATGATGCCTATGCTGAATCAAACAAGGTATCTTCAAACATTGAAGGGGTCACCATAGGCGGCGACTATGTGTATGACGCATGACCTCTTCTAATAAACATTAAGGTGAGCCGATGTTCGACTACAAAGGACAACTAGAGTTACTGATAACTAGCTACGGACTGCTTGGCGTTCTAGCTAGGGCAGATCTAGAAGAGGTAGAAGTCTTAGACATCCTAGTTAACAGGGGTGACATTGACCTAGAGGATTTCTTCTTTCAAGATATGCCAATAGAAATGATGGACAATGATAACTAACTAAGGAACTATACAATGATTACACAAGAGGACATTGACGCATTCAAGATTGTAGACGTTACCCCTATGGAATACTCTTATTGGGTTGAGGGTAAGATCACAACACGAGGTGAGAAACGCCTAATGGAAAACACATTAGGTTTAGCTGGTGAGGCTGGTGAGGTAGCAGAGAAGATCAAGAAATATCTACGAGATGATGCTCAGGTAAGTCAGAAAGAAATCATTAAAGAGTTAGGTGATGTTGTGTTCTATGCTACAGCATTAGCTAATTACTTCTACAGTAATCTGCCAGAAGTGTTACAACATAACATGGATAAGTTAAACAGCCGTGCTGAACGTGGTGTGATTAAGGGATCAGGGGATAACCGATGAAGAAGAGATGGGTAA